GTTCATAAATACCAGGCGCGATGCGATATTCGACCGTCGCGGTTGGGCCATAAATTGTGTTGGCATAAGCCACCGCCGTCTGCAAGCTGCGCACTCGCGTCCCTGGCGAGTTAGGTGGCGTGCCAGCAAGCATCTGCTCGTAGCTTGGATTATTGCTTGACGCAGGATCAACGTAGATGTACTGCACGCCAACAGGTGCAGATACCAGACGGTTTTTGTTCTTCCAGTAATTCAGGCCCTCGGCAGTGACCGCATAAGGGTTAGCGTTGATCTGATTATCAGAGGATGCCGCTGCCAGACTGTTCAGTCGATCAATCGAGGCCAGATATGTGGGGCCGAGAGTGTCAGTTGCAGCACGACCCACATCAGGCAAGCCTGTGATGGTGCCAGAGATGTTGATGTTCTTGACGCTCAGCTCGTCCACGCTCAACGCAGGGAACTGCGTTTGCTGGTAATCATCAACGGAGCTAGTACCCAGCGATTCCACAGTGAGCGTGGCACCGGTCTCAACATCCTCCAAACCACGAGGCGACACATTGAAGCCGTCTTCGTTAGAACCCTGCGGCACAACACGACCGCCAGCTGCGCTCGTGAAGTAGTAGGTAAATTTATTCTGCGCGCCGAGATCCTTCTGGGCGGCAGGAACGGCTTTGCTGTAGTTCAGATAGCCAGCCCATTCCCAAGCATGGCCATAAAGGCGCAGCACACTTGGGCGGCGGAATTCAACGGCCCAGTAACCACGACCCGTAGCAGCACCGCCGGTTGGAGCGTCAGGGAAATCGACGCTGCTAGCTGGGTCAAGCAAGCGGCTGTCAATCGCCTTGGGCACCAAGGCGGTATGCGCCTGATCTGAGGTAAGGCCCAGTGCCACCAGCAGCGCATGAACGCCTTTGTAGTCGGTGCTGCTGCGATAACGCTCTCGGGTTGAGCCAGCGCTAGTCCAGATGGTGCTGAAGTTGATACCCAGCGTCTGGCTGTATGGATCGGTATCGGTGTCGGTATCGAACGACAGAATGCGGGCTTCCTGCGTGATCGGGTCTTCGGCGTTGTAGTCCGAAGGCATATGCACGAAGGTTTCACCAAACACTGCTGCATCAGGTGCTGCCGTGGTGGTTGTCACATCGGAAAGCGCTTGATAGTGCTTGTTGGCATGACGAACAATGGTGCCGGCGGGGTAGAACGTGCCGTTGGCGTAAGTGACGGTCGGCGCCGAGCGCCGCAGGGTGATCTCAGATGAAGTGGCGATACCACCGCCGGACGTGGGCACAGAGCCAACATTGCTGACGGCAAACACTTCGCTACCGCCAGCCACCAGTGCGCGGCTGATGGCGCCATTAGTGCGAGCAGGATCGGTCTGCAGGATAAAGTTGCGCTGCGGCAGCCGGACAGTTGCCGTGTTGTTCATCAGGATTGACACGCGCCGCTCTTCTGGCGTGCGGGTGTCCACAAGGCGACGAATGTAAACCCGCTTTCCAGGTAGCAGGCTTACGCCATCGGGATCGGTTGTCGAATCGTTGCCGGTAAAGGCGCTGGTGATGTTGATCGTGCCGGGTGCGTCGTCATCCCAAGCCGCACTGCTCAGATTTGAGTACCAGGGATCACCACTGGGGTTCTCGATCCAGATCTTGGTGCCATTGGCCAGTGAATAGCCATCACGCAGCAGGATCGCTGGGATGGTAGAAGACGACGCATCAGCGGCCAGATCAGTGGTCAGGGTGATTGCGCTAGCAGTCGCGCTTTGGACGGTGCCCAGATAGATCTGGCGGATGTTGCCAGTCTTTTCGCTCACGTTGAGCGGCACCTTGACATTACGGACCGTCCAGTTGCGATCACTGGGGAAAGAAACGGTCTTGTAGCCCTTGCTGATCGCAGCGCAGCCACCGAAGCTGCTATTGCTGTTGGTGATGGTGATTTCACCACCGAGATCGGTGAAGTGGTGAATGCCTTGGCCGATCGCAAAAATACTCACTTCTTGGATGAAGCAGTCGTTGATCGCGACGATGTGGCGGCTAAGCCGCTCGGGCTTCATCCGAATGTCATCAGGGTCAGCAGCGATGTATTGGTTGTAAGTGGTGGTAGTCCAACCGCCAGCGCTGTAACGCTGCCAGCAGCTCATATCCTTCTGCAGGCTCACGCCAGTGAAGTTGGCAGTGACCATGCTGCGCAGGCCGCTCACCTTGGAGCCATCCATCCATGCGCCACCAAGGCCATAGTTGGAACGGACCGAGCAGTTAAAGATATAGGGCGAAGCACTGCTGGTGGTATCCCAGGCCGGCACAGGCGATTGGGTCTGATCAATCGGACCGACAATCTGATACTCAGTGCCGCGCGTAACGGTCAGGGCAGAAGCCAGATCAGCACCATCGCCGACAGCGCTAAACGTCTTGGCATAGAAGGCATCGAGTTCGGCTTTGCTAGCGAAGCCAAAAGCGGACAGCAGGTGGTGGCTGCGTTCTTCGCCTACCTTGTCCATGAGGGTGAAGCCGAAGAAGTAGCCGGTGCCGGTGATCTTCAGCATCTCGCGGCGATTGCTGTAGTCAGCCGCTTCGTCTGTGTTGTCAGGCACCCAGTTGGGGCGAATAGTGACCTTGCGCAGGTCAGCGCCACACAAAGAGCATCCACGGGGCAGGAGCACGCCACCGACTGTGGCCGGGTTGAATTGGATCAGCTCGGCAGTGGTCGGGTTCTTGGATGCCCCCCAGCTTGTGAGGCTGGTGCTGCCACTGCCGGGGTCGTTGTAAAGGGTGTGAACGCCGGGCGCCAGCACGATGCTCACACAGTCAACGTGTGCAGCCGGGTCGGTGATCGTGTACCAGTCTTTGCTGGTGATAATCGCTGCTTCGATAACCGCACGGTTAATCGTGCGGAAGGGGCGCTGCGGGGTGAAACCACAGGTGAGGCGCTGCTTTTCAAGGCGTTTCAGCTTGGAGTCGATGATCTCCTGCTGGGTTGCGCCGCTCTCGAAGGAGTTGTAAGCACCGCCGACGAACTCATCGCTGCCGGTGTAGGGATTGACGTAAAGGGTGAACGGCGCGTTGAGCGGATCAGCCTGGGCAGAGTCTCCTGCGGAAATCGCCGCGTTACCGGCCACCTGACGCATCAGGTCATTCAGCGCCGCGATCTGCTCGCGAAACTCGCCCTGGGTTGCGTTGATGTCACTCAGCGAGCCGCTGTCACCGGCAAATCCAAGGCTGGCCACAAGCTTCCATTGGTCTTACGTGCTCAAAGTCTAGCCGGACGTAACCTTGATCTTGATTTCAGATGTTGCAACGAAGTCAGCAGTGCCAGCGATGATGTCGCCAGCGCGTGTATTTAGTCTTGAATTAGTGAGAAGAATGTCGCATTCGTAATAGACCGAACCGTCAATTTGCGGGTCTGGTGCGGTGCGATTTTTGTAAAGGTGGAACCGCGCTTTGGTGTTGCACTGGTTTTGAGTTAGCAAGACAAGGCGCAACAGCGCCAAGCCATCCTCCTCACCCGCCTGAGCGCGGTGATCCGCTTGGAATTGAAGCGTGCCAGCACCACGCACTAAAGATTTCACATGCTCACCAAAGGTTTCGCCAATCGCAGTGGTGTCAAGGTTGGTGGCGTCGATCGACATGACCCATTCTTCAAGATCGCACTGCATCTTCCAGTTGCGATTGGCGTCATCGCACAGTGCCGCGAATCCGGCAGGCAGCGTGATAACGCTCGCTAGCAGCTGCTCAGATTGCAACAGCGTGAGCGCATTGAGTGATGCAGCCGCAGTGTTGATGGCTGTGATGTACTGAGCGGCATCGTCGTAGTAAGTCACGATGAAGTTGCCGCATTTCACCTTTGAGATAGCCTTCTCCGTACCAGAAGCAGAGTGCGCCGCCGCCTCTGTAGTCCAAAGTCGAATGCGATCCAGTTCATCGCGACTCATGTAGCCATCGGCCTGCGTCGCAAGGCCGGTGTTGGCGGCATTGTTGTAAAAATCTTCAAGATCTTCTGCGCCTGACAATCCAATCAGTGCGTCAATGGACTGAGTAACAATCTGATCACCAGACTGTGTGATTAGATTCAGGGTGTCTGTGTATTGACGGTAAAAAGGGCTAGTGTCCGTGTCGCCGCCAACATAAAAAGCCCGAGTGACACCAGTATCCCAAATACCGCCGCGATAGATGCCATGCCCATCTGGGCAATCGGCGTAGCCATCGCCATTCACATCAAACGGCACACCAAGCGATGATGCGATGATGATCCTGTCGCCAGCCCAGTAGCCAGGGTTGGTCAGTGAGATCGTCGTCGTGGCGCCGCCCGTGTTGATGCGTGCCGACGACAGCGCAACAGGCTCGGGGATCGCCCGGCTGATGTCAAGGACACCGCCAACGCCAAGGACTGCCATTAGAACGCACCGCTGGGCTTACCGCTGACGTTGAAGCTGATGGGCACGCTGACCAGATCACCAACGCTGACGCTGACGCCAGCTTGAGTAACAACAACATCGCCCTCGATGGTGCCGAGAGTTGTTGCGGTGTCGAGCACGAGCTTGACGCGCGATAGCGACTCGGAATCGCTGAGCAGCGTATTCATCACATTGCGGGTTGCTGTATCGCTGGAGTCATATAGCAAAGTCCCGCTTCCGCTTGTGCTGCGGATGCCATAGGTATAGGTGCGATCAGTTTGCCCAATGCCAGTCGTCTCCAGTGCGTCGCGATTGATGTTCAGCGATACGTCGCGCACTTTGCCGATGACGGCGCCGCCAAACTGCAGTTCAGCGGTAGCAGCAGTTTTAACGGCCATGGCTACTAAGTCTTTAGGTCAGTCTAAGCTCAGCCACCAGGGCTACACGCACTGATGAGCGGCCTGGTGCGACGCTTTCAACTGTTGGCGGTTCTTCAGCGAAAAACCATTTCATGCCAGCGCCAGTTGAAGTTGTATTAAGCCAGCCTGTCAGCGCAGCAGATGCGCCGTTAAACAACACCGCTGGAAGCGTAAGTTCAGTTGTCGCACCCTTTGCTGTGTTGTAAGCAGCAACAATCAACCCGGCGTTGTCGTCACTGATGTTGTCAAAGCTCAGGCTGAGCTGAGCTTGCGATGGACGGCTGCCCCAAAGCCTGCGCGTTGTAACGCCACTTTGCGTTGTAAGTCCCGATGTTGGCCACTTCGGCGCTGTAAAACTGCGACTGGTTGGTTCGATGCTTGGAAACGCGACAGCCATTACTCGATCACCCAGTTGCCGTCAGTGTCAAAGCCATCGGCCAGCTCCAGCACGCCAGAGGCGTTGGTTGGCATGTGGACTGCCTCAATGTTAAAGGTGCCTTCCTCATCGGGTGTAATCCGCTCAATCTGGTAAGTGCGCACTTGAGTACTGGGCAGCTTGACGGTGAAAATAATGCCAGCAGGCGTAGCCGTGGTGCCGCCACCGCTTACAACCAGTGTCGTGTCCGCTGGCGGGCTGCCTTCTGTGCCATCCCATGCAATAACTGCATAACTGTCGTCTGACAGCGGCTTGGTGCTGATCAAGGCGCCAGAAGCGGTAACCACACCGTTGTTGAACTGATCGTATTGGGTTTCATCCATCGCCACGCGGATGTAGTCACTCGGGCCAAACTTGGCCAACGCGCCTTCGTGCGTAGTGCGGAAGCTGATCGCGTGCGTGGGGATGCGGCGCATCCTGATGATGAACTTGGCTGCGTCAATCGCGTGCTTGCGACTGGTCACATAATCGCTTAGGTCAATTGACTCAACCGGATCAGTGGCGCTGCCAGTAGCCTCCCGCACCAGCACCTCGCGCTCGGTGGGGAAGATGCCGGGGTTTGTCAGGTCAGTGCTAGCCCGCTCCTCGCGGTAACGAACTGATACCTGAATCGGTTCGCGCTCTTCAGGCTCCAAGTATTGCAGCTTGAAGCTGCCTTCGACGATGTTACCGGCGGTGAACAGACCCTTAATTGAAACAGCGGTGAATTGCAGTGCCGGGCGGAGGTAGAACTTGCCATCGCTCTCACCGAAATTCAGCAGATGAGCGGCTGCAATATCAGCAGCCCACTGGCGCAAGTTGACACGATCAGCCTGCACGCCATCAAAAAAGTATTTACGGTCGTAGCACCAGTCCGCCGCAATCCTGAATGCGTCGAGGTCGATCATGTTGTCGGTGATCAGATCACCAGCGCCATAGGTGGCGTTGGTCATCAGATCCAGCAGCACATCCGGGAACAGGTGCGTGGCACCAACGGTAAGGCTGTCGCGCAGCCTGCGGCAGGTCTTGCCTCCGGTCACGTAGCAACTGAACTGGCCGAACTGCTGCCATTCGACCGAGGACATGATATTTAAGCCGAGGATGGCAAGATTGTCGTAAAGCGGGGCAATGCTGTTGGGGACAATCTCGTTAATATAGACAACTTCATGCTCAGGGCCGCCCGAAGCGGAAGACTGCACTTCTTCGTATATGAAAGCCTCGGCGAGCTTGCCCCAAGTGTCCAAATAGGAGTAATCACCATTGGCATAATTAGTATCAGAGCGAGGGATTCCAACGCTTTCCTTGGCGCTTCTACGGCGACCAACGTTAATTGAAAATACGTCCTCGGAGTGGGCGACTGATGTACCAGTGAATCGCACAGTCACGGAGCCATCGGTAACTGTCTGAGAAGTAGTCAGAGACGCATCAAGTACATACAAGGTGCCAATGCCACCATTGCGCACTTCCCATCCCGAATACGGTTCAATTTGAAATTCCCACTGCCGAACTGTTGGCATATCAAGCTCGATGTAATTGAATATATTTTGTTGCGTAGCACCACGAACTCCATAGGCGTTACCAAGCTTTGTAAAGCCATCGGTACTTCCCGCAGCCCTGTAGTAGATGGCAAAAAAAGAATAACGCTCAACAGGCGCGGAAATTGTATTCGATTGATGGATATCGGTCTTGAGGGTGCTGCCTTTTTCAACAATATCTCCTTTGTAATCAAGGCAGGCACGCTCATCGCACTTGTCGAAGCTCAAAGACTCCTTGAAGTTACAGATTCCATTAATGCGAATGCCAAGGCGAGATCGAATGCCGATCTGCACTGTTTTGCATGGGCGCGTCGTGGAAATACTTGCAATGGCACAGCGCAAAATATGGCCATCCACTGTTGCTGTGCTGTGCCACTCTACAGAGGGGCGCCCCTCATTCCAGGTCCAGCCATCAATTTGTGCCTGAGAAGAGGTATTTGTCGTTACAGCACCAACGCGAACTGTCTTAAATGTGGCAGTGACAGCAGTGCCAGAACCGGAGCTAATGTCAGCCTCGGAAACAAAAGAGTTCGGCGAACGATCATCGCAGACCGCTAGGCCGGATCCAATTTTGTAAAGCTCGCCTTCGATCAGGTTGTCGTCCCAAGTTTTCTGACGCCCAGCAATAGCTGATGCAACGTCGTCAGCCTTTTCAATGTAAGCTTTTTTGGCGTTAAACTCAAGCGCAACTGTTGCGGTTACGGTTCCACCAGCGGAAACTTTGCCAGAAGATGCTGTCATCTGACGAGTTCGCTTGAATTTGAATAGCGGGTCAGAGAAAGTCTGGGTTGTCGTCAGGCCACTAATTGTGCCGCCACCACCAGAAATGGTGACATTTGTAACTTTGCCATCGCCATCTTTGGTCACGTTCAGTGTTGGCTCTGAAATTGATCCACCATCAGCTGTAAACTGCTGCTTAACTTTAGTTTTTACAAGAACCTGAAGCGGATAGCGAACCACAACATCGTCCTCTGGATCGCCCACAGACAAATCGTTCTTCCATTTCAAACGGAATCTGACCGCTTTTAGCGTTTGCAGGTATTCATTGAGATTTTCATCGCCGTCATTACTATCTTTTAATGTTTTTCCATCAACAGTACCCGTATTAAAACTTAAATTAGCAGTCAGGACACCTTTGCCTTTTGCGTCAACAGTTACACCAGTAATTGTTGCACTTATGCGGTCGGCAAGATTGTTAATAACGAGACTGTTTTCGTCTTCAGTGTCATCGTGATAATGCGCAAAGCCTTTATTGATTGACTTAACAAACGTACCAGCGCCTTGTTTTGCTGATACAGTTTCCACCGAAAATACCCAGTCGCCTGGTGTTTGCAGGCTCTTTACGTCGCGACTATAAATAGTATCCTTGTCACTTGTTGGATACAACGTATAGCTTGTTGTGCCGCCCAACGTTCCGAGTCCGCTGCTTGTGATTGCCGCACGGGAAGAAAAAATAGTTTGGTACTTCTTTTTTTGTACCCAAGCTACGTCATCAATTGTGCATTTGACTTTGGCGTCACCATCATCGCCTTCGGGGATTAACTGAGCTTGAACGATTGGCTTGATAGTTGGATTGATGCGGTAGCCAAAATCATTGCCAATTAACCCATAGACACCAAAAGTAGTCTGATTGCTAGGGCGAGAAGCTGCGCTAAAACTTGCTGCGCCATTTACCAAAAAAATGTCGTTGCTGTTTGCATTGCCTTTGTCAGTGCTCGGATTTCGCCCAAAAATATGATGCGTAGAGTTAATGCGAGTCGTCAATCCATCGGCTGCGTCATAGCGCCCATAGACAGCCATTCGACTGCCAGTAGAGCTTGCGCTTCCATAGTCGTAAGAAGCCAGAGTATTGCCACCGGACGCAAAACTATTAACATCAATAGAAGCAATAGGCCCTTCGCCGATCAAGAAAATTGCCCGTAGCAGCTGCGAACCGCCAAGGCTGTAAATTTGAGACCACAGCAAATCAGTATTTACTCTTACGCCGCCATAGGTTTCGGCGCCAATGGCTTCACGTAACGTGTAAACAATAGGAACGACGGCGCCTAATGTCGTAATCTCCTGTGCTGAGTCGAACCCATAGCGCGGCGCAAATCGTTCGTTTTCTGTTCTTGCCTTTCCACCAATATTGGGAGTCTTTAGAGCGGCAGGGCGAGCGTCAGATGTAGATGGTTTTAGAAAAGTTGCGGCAATCTGAAGACCAGTTCCAATTACCGTTATAATTAACGAAGCAAGCGCTAATTGAGTCACCGGGTCTAGTCCAGCAACAACTGCTGGCTCTGGCTGCTCTTTCGCACGACGCTGCACTTCCGCTTGGAAGTACATGAATTGCTCATCCGTCAGCCCAAGCAGTTGTGCGAGGTAGCGATCAGAAGGCAGCATCAGCAGAACCTATAAAAACGAAGACGAGGCATGTAATCAAGCGGCACCCACCGAACGCCACGTTTGTGATGAACGATCAGTAAGCCGTCATCTACAACAATACCGACTCCAAGACCGTTAGGGCCATTACGGATCAAGGTGACAGCGTGCGACTCTGCAGCTTCCAGCTCGATTGTGCCATCACGCCAAAGCGCTTCTAGCTCACTCCAACGCTTCTGCCGCGCCATCTCCAGCCAGTAAGCATTGAAGTCTGGGTGCGAAACACCTGCGTCATCAAGCACGCGCCAGACCATAAGCAAGCAATCACAAGCGACGCCATCTTCTGGATCTGCGCCAAATTCATGCGGCAAACCAATCCAGCGCTTCCAATCCATCAACTAACCACCAAGCTTCCGGTATTTGGCAGGGCGCCTACCAGCTTTGTAGATAAACGACGCCTGGGGATATTACTACTGGCGGCATTAAGGGGGCTAGACAGCTTAAGCACAATTCGTTCGGTATCCATTTCATATTGCGCCACTCGCCATAGCTCAGTACGCACAAGAGTATCATCGGCAAAAGTATCTGGATCAAGGCTTACGGTTTTAATTTCTAGCAAGTAGCGATTTTCGACAGCTTCGGCAAACAAGTTGACACTGATTGGATCCAAACCTGCGGCAAGAGCGGAATCACTGCGGTCGCCACCTTTGCTGCCAGCGCCCAGCGTGTAGGCGAACGGTGCAAAGGCGTAGGTCACACCGCCGTAATTGCGCGATTCGTTAATCGAGAAATTCTGATAAGCGTAGACAGTTGCAGCGCCTGCGCTAGTAAGAAAACGTGAGTAGTTGACGAAAGCGAAAGTGCTCATCAGATCCCAACCTTTTTGCGTGTTTTAACGCTGTTTTGCAATGCAGCAAGTGTAAGCGCTCGACCGCGCTCTGCAGCCTGTGCCATGCCTTTTTGATGCTGCTCAGCGGTGACGTACTCAACGCCATTGATTACTTGAGATTCAAAGCGAACATCAAGCGGCTTTGGATTGTTGATAGCAGCAACAGTTTCGCGTTCGCTACGTTCGGTCATGAGACGTTCTGTAGTTTTTGTGAACGGAACAGAGGCGGATTGCAGTTCAGAGAAAGCGGCACTCGCCTCAGGCGACATTTCGCCACCTTGTTTCTGGAAAGGAAGATCAAGTGCGCTAACGCCTAGCTTCCCATCCGCGCCACGCTTAAGCGGCATAATCGCCTCAGGGCCAGCCTCGCCCATAAGACCGTTCTGCATGGTGCCGCCCTTTGCATACTTGAAGAATGTGGGGCGGGTGACGATGCCGCCGTTGGCGAATGGTCGCGCTGTCAGATTTGCGCCTACTTGGCCGCCAATGGCGCCGGAGGCGTCAGTTCCAAATGAACCGCCAGAGAAAGAGCCGAATCCACCACCTTGAATTGAAGCATCTCCACTAAACGGGCTAGACAAGCCAGCGAACATTTTCGCAATACCAATCGCAATATAAGTAGCAATCATCTTGGCGCCTTCTTGAATTAAAATTTGTCCAACATCTTTCAGGAAATTAGCGAATACTTCTTTTGCCGTCGTGGTCCCTTCAATCAGTCCAGTAATGCCATTCGCAATCGAATTACCGACTGCATTACCTATGTTTTGAGAAACGCGAACAGCAAGCGCTTCGAAATCTTTTAGTTCAGCCTCAGCCTGCTCAATAAACTGCTGAAGCTTGCCCTTCTCTTCTGGTTGTGCTGCAGTGGCAAGCTCTTTCAAGCCTGTCTCTTTGCTGCCCAAGCGATCTATCAAATCCTGAGTAGCCCCTGCTCCGCCAACGTCGCCTGTTTCTAGTAGCAGTGCTCTGCGAACTTCTAGTCTTTCTTTTTCTACCTTTAACATGTTTTCGATTTGAATATATTCCAGCGCAAGCGCTTCCTTCATGCCGCCTGCAACCAGCTCTTGTAGGCGCTGCCTATCTTCAAGCTGAGTCGTATAAGACTTCGCCAGTTCGTCTGACTGTTGCGTGATTTCGACAAGATTTTGTTTTTCCGCTTGCTGAAGCCTAAGCTCAGTATTTTTGCGAGCTTCATTGGCTCTGATCATCAACAGGTCGCGCTTAGCCTTGGCTTCATCTGCAGGAATTTTTTCAAGAGCAATTTTTTGAATATCTCCTTGAATCTGCGCTAATTCGCGTTCGCCTTCAAGTCTGATTTGCAGGAATTGATTTTCGGCAAGCTGTGCGTTTCTGATCTTTTCGTTGATCTGCGCGATTTGCTGCTGAACGGCAAGTTCTGCAAGGAGCTGTGGGAGTTGGCTTTCGCGTTCTTTTTTGGTTTTGCCGGCGCCGGATTTTGCGCTGCTTGGATCGTCATATCCACGAACGCCTGCATTGAGAGGGCGCCCGTCAGTCCTGCGAACTGGGTTTCCTTGAGCGTCGTAAACAATTCCAGCAACGGTAAAGTCGACCATCTTGCCCTCGTCGTCGACCCGAATACCTTGCCTTTCAATACTGAGGCGAATTTTGAATGTCTTGTTAATTCTTGCCAGCTGATTTTCTAGCTCTGCAATCTTCATCTTTAACTGCATTGCCTGTCTTCCGGTCGCCTGCATTCCAGAGCCATTGTCCTCAAGGCTTCTCCTTGCCGCCTCAAGCTGTTTTTCTAGCCGCTGCTGCGTATCTTTTAATTGCTCAGTGCTTCCGACTCCGTTGTCAATCAAATCTTTGTATTCTTTTTGCGCTTGATTGTGCTTATACAGAGCAACGCTTGCAGCAGCAATTCCTGCGGCAAGTGCTACCCAAGGATTGACAAGGGCTGCAAGGTTGACAGACATAATTGCGCTTGCCGCTCCAGCAGCAAGAACCCCCACTTGCTTTAAGGCCAATGCAATGCCACCAAGTTGAGCAACAAAAGCGACAAGTTTTGCCACTCCTAAAGTGGCAGTAAATCCAGCAACGGCAATTGCAAGTGAGTCAAAATTATTTGCCAATGCCAACACAGCTTCACCAATTTTTGGAAGAGTTGCAACCAGCGCTGGTGAAATATTTTCAATAAAATTAACAAATATTTCCTGAAATTGAGCGCCAATTGGTTGCAAGCTTTCGCCGATGGCAATCCGCATATCGTTGAAAGCAATGTTTAGGCGAGCGCCGGCTTCTTCGCTTGAGCCTGCAATTGCTTGTGCAACATCAGCATATTCCGCCCCAAGCGCTTCAATAAATTTCATCAACTCGTTCAAGCCAACTTGTCCCTGTTCAAGCGCTTTTTGCAGCTCAGGCAGGGTCATATCGTTCGCCTTGGCAAACTTGGTAACCGCACCAGGCAAGCGCTCACCAAGCTGACCACTCAGTTCTTCAGCGCTTACCTTACCCTTGGAGAACACCTGCACCATTGCGGTGATGGCACCATCAACGTCTTGCGCTGAACCCCCAGTAGCCTTGATTGCTGCCGTTACATTTTTTAATACCAATTCTGCGTCGCTAATTGGCCCTTTCGCCCCAGTTACTGCAGCGGTTAATTTTGTCATGCCTCCAATTGCTACGTCTTGAGGCACATTCAAGTTACGCGTGACATCTTCTGCTGCAGCCATTGCACGATTAAAGTCTGCTTGGCTTTTGACTGCGCTGCGCAACGCAATCTCCATTTTTTGGATTTGCGCTGCGTAATCCGCAAACCCACCAAGTTGCTGCCTCAGTCCACCAATCTGCGCACCAAAAGCGGCGCCAGCAAATGCGCCGCCAACACCAAAGGCGCTACCAATTGCACCACCAAGGAAGCCCTCAGGCCCGCCAAAGATGCCGCCGCTAAGCGCAGCACCAGCTGCTTGGCTCATCTGCATGCCGGTCATGCGGCGGCGGCCCTGCCTGACTTGCAACCTTTCAGACTGAGCATCTAATTCTTGAATGCGCTTGGTCAAGCGATTAAAGTCCCCATCCGCTGGTGACAACTGGTTACGCAATGCTGCAATTGCATCGCGCA